AAAGAAATTCGCCAAATTAATTCTTTATTGAATGATTCCCCAGCTGATAAGCAATGGTTACTTGATACTACTGAAAAATGGTGCCGTGACCGTGCAATTTATCTGGCACTCATGGAATCAATTCATATTGCTGATGGAAAGGATGAAAAGAAGAATCGTGATGCTATTCCAAATATTCTTTCAAGTGCTCTAGCAGTATCTTTTGATAATAATATAGGACACGATTACCTTCAAAATTATGAGGAGCGATATGAATTTTACCATCGTAAAGAAGATAAGATCGAATTTGATTTGGAATACTTCAACAAAATCACGAAAGGTGGTTTACCTAATAAGACTCTCAATATTGCTCTCGCTGGAACCGGTGTGGGGAAATCGTTGTTCATGTGCCATGTGGCTAGCTCCGCCCTGTTACAGGGTAGGAACGTGCTCTACATCACTCTTGAAATGGCGGAAGAAAGAATTGCAGAAAGAATTGATGCAAACCTTCTCAATGTCCCGATTCAGCAATTGGTTGATTTGCCACGCCAAATGTTTGAAAACAAAGTTACAAACCTCTCAAAGAAAACGCAAGGAACTCTAATCATTAAAGAGTACCCAACTGCTTCAGCACACTCGGGGCATTTCAAGGCACTTCTTAACGAACTTGCTCTTAAGAAATCGTTCAGACCCGATATTATTTTCATTGACTACTTAAATATTTGTGCGTCCTCCAGACATAAGGCAAATAGTTCTATCAATTCTTATTCATACATCAAATCAATTGCTGAAGAACTTCGCGGTTTGGCAGTGGAATTCAATGTTCCCATTGTCTCTGCTACCCAGACTACCCGCAGTGGTTATGGGAACTCTGATGTTGAACTTACTGATACTAGTGAGTCCTTTGGTCTCCCTGCTACTGCTGATCTTATGTTTGCCCTTATTAGCACTGAAGAGTTGGAACAACTTGGGCAGATTATGGTGAAACAATTGAAAAATCGTTATAATGATCCTACTATCTACAAGCGTTTTATTGTGGGAATTGACCGTGCAAAGATGAGACTTTATGATTGTGAGCAGTCTGCCCAAAAAGATATACTTGACAGTGGGCAGGAAGAGGAGTATAATTACGAAGAAAAGAAACCAAAAAAATCATTTGAGGGATTTAAGTTTTCATGACACAACGAGTTGACTTTGATAAATATCAAAACTTTGTAGATGCCGTTACTTCTGACGCATCCAAAGATTTCCTTGCTCTTTCTGACCGTATGGTTCAGTTGGATGAGAAAGGTGCTAATATTGAACGTCTTCTGACTGCCGCTGTTGGTATTAATGCTGAAGGTGGTGAGTTTATGGAGATTGTAAAGAAAATGGTCTTCCAAGGCAAATCCTGGAATGATGAAACCCGTACTCACCTTATCAAAGAACTCGGTGATACTATGTGGTATGTTGCTCAGGCGTGTATTGCTCTTGAAGTTTCTTTTGATGAAGTGATTCAAACTAATATTGATAAACTGATGAAGCGTTATCCTGATGGGTTCTTTGATGTGTATTATAGTGAAAATCGTGAAGAGGGAGACATCTGATGACTAAATCCGTATCTATTAAGGTGGATGTTCGTACTGCCGCCGCCGTTCGTCAAATTCTTTTTGATTCTCAAAAGGGATATACATATGATGAGGTTTCTGTTCCTCCTCGCATTGCTGATATCCGTTCAGTAATTACTGATCTTGATCAAAAAATTGATTCTGCATTAAAGTTTTGTGAAGAAGTAACCTGATAAAATTGAATATGGCATAATATGCCTACTTGGAAAGGTGGCCGAGTGGTTTAAGGCAGCAGTCTTGAAAACTGCCGATGTGAAAGCATCCGTTGGTTCGAATCCTACCCTTTCCGCTTCGGGGAATTAGCTCAGTCTGGTAGAGCATCGCTTTTGCAAGGCGGGTGTCAGGAGTTCGAGTCTCCTATTCTCCATTTTGCCCGTGTACTCCAATGGTAGAGAGAGTGGACTTAGAATCCATACAGTGGAAGTTCGAATCTTCTCACGGGCACTAAATAAAAATAAAAATGGCAACATTAAATCCTAGTGAGCTTGCAAAAAGAAATAATTTTAATATCTTTCTGACCAGAATTAGGACAGGTAAAGATTTTACTTTGTCGGAATCGAATGGTGTAAAAATAAAGTTAAACAAATCTATCTTAACTGAGTTGACTTCCATTACACATTTTGATAAATTTAAAAGTGGTAGATCTATACTGTTACCTACTACTAATGGGCAATATGTGAACATTGCACAAATTTATAAAGATTCTGAATTCTCTGGAAGAACACAGGCAACAACCGCCCAAGAAGACGCTCAGATTATAAGAATAAATCAACAATTAAAAATTATATTTGATAATGTAGGAAAAGATTTCATACCATTGAAAGTTGGTAATACTATCTATGAAGTCGGTTTTTGTGAGAGTACACCTGGAACACCAAAATGTGATTTTCATTTTAGAGGAACTTCTGGATATGTTGGACATGTTTCTCATAAAGCGGGTTTAGGGGCAAAAGCATTTCAACAGTGGTCTGGAACGTCTGCTAGAGTAGAACCAAAAATTTATAATCATCCAGAAACCCAAGCATTTATAAACACCCTACTTCAAATGTTTCCTAATGGTATTCCTCAGGCAACAACTGTAGGTAGAAGAATTCAAGATGAAAATTTAAAGAAAATGGCAGTTTATGGTAGTGGTTATGGTGGAGCAAAAGGTGAGTCAAATGTTGATGTTACCATGCAAGGAGTTTTGAATGTTACAAATAAAGTAAGATATTATGAACTGACATGTGCTAGTCATAAATTGAATAATGGTGATAATATAACTGGAAGTTATGAACCTGTATTTCTGGCGGTTTATAAAGGTGACAGGAGTGACCATGGTATAAAGGGAGCTAGAGTTATCATACAACCAATTGGTGGTAGAACTGTTAAGCAATTTGTGTAATTTATGAAAGACCTCCAATTATTTGTTGATAATATTCTTGATATCTTTACCACTAAAAAGTCTCTTCCAAATGATGTTTTGAAAGATTTTCTCACGTATTTTTATTTTACTCTTGATAAAGAAATTGAATTAAATAAATCAGAATTGTTAAAGAATAAATATATTAAGATTAGGAAAAATGGTTTGCACTATATAATTGCAAACAAAAAAGCGATACTGGCAAATATTTGTAAGAAAAAATTAAGTAAGTAATGAAAAGTTTCCTCAAATTTTTATCTGAAGCATCAACTGCAGTTCAACAAGCACAGCGCATGGGACTGAAAGGCGATGGTCATGGTGGATGGTACGATAATAAGGGTGAATTTGTAGCTAAAACTGAGAAAGGACGTTTAGTTTTTTATAATAAAAGACAAAAATCTCCAGGAAAAGACCCTGCACAAACTCCAAAAGAAAAAAATATTTCTGATCCAAATTTTGTAGATCCTTCTCTCCAACAGCAGGTTCCACCAGAACAACAGACTCCCCCCGAGCAGCAGGCAGCAGCACAGGAAGCACCACCACAAAACTTCTTACCAGTAGAAAAGACTAAAGGAACTCTTACAATTGCGTTTGGTCGTTTTAATCCTCCTCACTTGGGGCACCTTCAACTTATGGACACTGCCGCTGCTTCTGCAGAGCAGGAAGGTAGTGATTATCTAATTGTTCCTTCCCGTAGCCAGGATAAAAAGAAAAATCCATTGGATGCTGATACAAAAGTATCAATAATGAGACAGATGTTTCCAAATCACAGTGAAAGAATTGTGAATGATGGGAACACTAAAACAATCTTTGATGTTCTTAAAAAGGCACACAATGATGGGTATACTAATGTAAGAATTGTTGGCGGTGCCGATAGAGTCAAGGAATTTGACAAACTTGCGAATAGTTATAACAATAACCTGTATCAATTTGATAATATTGAGGTAGTATCTGCTGGCGATAGAGACCCAGATTCTGAAGGTGTTGAAGGTCTTTCTGCATCAAGAATGAGACTTGCCGTAGCAGAGAATGATTTTAAAACTTTCCGCTCTGGAATGCCTCCAGAACTTCCAAGAAAAAGGGCAATGGAAATATTTAATATGGTTCGCCAATCAATGGGAATTAAGGATGGTGTAGTTGAAGTCTGGCAGATTGCTCCTAAGTTTGATTGGAAAAATCTTCGTGAGAATTATATTACTGAAAAGATTTTCACTGTTGGACAATTGGTGGAAAACCTTAACACGGGATTAGTTGGTCGTATTATTCGTCGCGGAACTAATTACCTCATTTGTGTGACTGAAGATAATATTATGTTCAAATCTTGGATTAAAGATGTATCTGAATCATACCAAGAAAAGCAAATGGATAAGAAAATGAGACTTCCTGGAAAACCCAATACTTTAGTCGGAACAACTGGGTATTTAAAGAATGTTTCAGATATGACGCCAGGTTCTGGGGATGATAAAAAGAACCTTGCATTTGGTCAAAAGAATTTTGGATTGAATTTCATAAATAAGTATAGGAAAAGTAATTAATCATTTGCTCAAATGTCAAATAAATTTTTCGAAGAATCAGAATCTTCGGGTATGGGAGATGCTAAGGCGAAGGTAGAAAAGCAGGCAAGGCAACTTGCTTATGATACTAGGTATGATGTAAAGCAGCAGATTGGGGATAAGAAAGTAGATCCAGCATCTTTAAACAGATTATATCTTGCAAGATTGCAGAAGTCTAGTTCCACTCCAGCAGTAAAGATGAGGGCTAAGCAAATGCTAATGGGCGAAGAGTATGTTTCACAAATTAGAAACAGTGCCAAGAGTAGTGTTATAAATGCTTTAAGTACTGTATTTGTTGAAGGAATAGTAGAAAGTGATACTGTTGAGGTAGAATTTAATTATTTGAAGGAACTCAATGATGACCCCAACCATAAGTATAAGGTAAGAGTTACCGATAAGAAAACTGGAAATTCTTATGTAAGATATGCTACTCGTGAGAAAATCGCACAACTTCGTTCAAATCCAAATATTCAGTCAGTAGAAATGACGGAATATGGTGAGCCAAGAGAAGGTGAGAGAAAGGGTGGTGAAGATACTGCAAAAGCAAAAGCAGGTAAGGGATTAGATCCTGTCGGTAAAGAGGATTCTGATGTTAACAATGACGGTAAAGTTGATAAGACTGATGGTTATCTGAAGAATCGTCGCAACAAGGTTGGTGCTGCTATTTCAACTCGCAAAGAATCATTTGATTTCTTCGAACAAAAGAAACCAACAAGATCTCAAAATACTGATGAAGTAGTGACTAATGCTGAAAAGGGAGTTAATAACTCTAGTTTAATTAAAGTAAATCCAGAAATCCAAGAATCTTCTTATAGTAAATTTTTAAAAGTTATTCAGGAAAAAGCAGTAAGTCAAAATCAACAGCAACTTGCTGGAATGGCACTTGCTTATTTGAGAGGTGAAATGCCCGATGCAAGTGAAGAAGTTAAAAAGATGGCAAAGATGGGTGAGAAAAAACTTCGTGATTTTGCCAAAACCAAGCACGAAGGTCTTCCTGAAAAAGTAAAGGAAGAGTGTGAATGTGAAGACGAAACAAAATCTTCTAAACCTAAAAAGGGGGAGATGGATGTAAGACAAATTCCAACCAGTATGAATCTTGCTAAAAATAAATTGAGAGCGATGGGTCTCAAGATGTCTTATGAACCTGAAGGTAAGCAAATTTCTGAGGTTGCTCCAGTTGCTATTGGTGCTGGATTAGCAGCAGCTGGTGCATTATATGGATTGAGTAGAATAGGTAAAGGTATGGAAAAGGATAGAGCAGGTGGTGGTAAAGTTGCTCCCGCCGGTACTATTAAATCAAATATTCAAAATAGAAGAGCAGCGGAAGCTGAATTGCTGAAACATTCTTATGAACCAGAAGGTGAGATAATTG